CATGATGAAATGGAGTATCTAGTTGAACATAAAGGTAGAAATAACCTCATCAAAAATCTTGTCAAAGATATTGATGGCAATACTCTAGTGTTGTTCAACTATATCGAGAAGCATGGGGAACCACTTTTTGATTTGATAAATAGCACCATAGACCCCGAGCGAAAACTATTTTTTGTTCACGGTGGTACTGATGTAGAAGACCGCGAAGAAGTCAGACAAATTACTGAGACAGAAAACAACGCTGTTATTATTGCCTCATACGGCACCTTCTCTACTGGTATCAACATCAAACGATTACACAATATTATCTTTGCATCCCCTAGTAAGTCGCGCATCCGCAACCTTCAGTCTATTGGACGTGTGCTCAGGAAAGGCGAAGGCAAAGACATTGCAACCTTGTATGACATTGCTGACGACATTGGTGGTCAGAACTACACATTGAAACATTTGAACGAAAGAGTTACAATTTACAATGAGGAGAATTTCAAATATGAGGTTATAAAGGTAAACCTTAGAGCAAATTAAATATGGAAGAAGAATTTTATGCAACAGTAAAATTACTATCTGGAGAGGAGTTGGTAGCAAAAGTTTGTTATCTTCCTGATGAAGATAAAGTTATCTTAGACAACCCTCTCATGGTAGAAAATGCTAAGCAAAGAAAAGGTCAATTAGAAGTTACAGGATTTGCATTGAAAGAATGGATTTCTGCAACGTTTGATAATATGTTTATTGTCAAGAGAGATCATATTATGACAATGACTGAAATAGAAGGTGAGATTGTAGAGTTCTACGAAAAAACCCTCAACCGTCTAGAGGGTGGAAAATCTCTAGCAGGAAGAGGGAACAAGTTACCTAGAACATCTGGTTATGTGGGTTCAGTCAAAGAAATGAAAAAAACTCTAGAAGAGATTTATAAAAGAAGCTAAAAGCTACTACTTCTCTTGAACCCTGACAGAGTTATCCTACTGAGGTTCTGAGGATTTGTCAACCCCCTTTGACAATTCCATGACACAGTGGTATACTTGATACATGATATGTGAGTAAAACCGTGGCATACACAGTAATGGCAAAGAGAAAACAAACAGAATATTACGTCAACAACAAAGAGTTTCTTGCTGCCATCACTGAGTATCGCAGTAAGGTTCAACGTGCAAAAGAACTTGGTAAACCACGACCTCGTGTTACAAATTATCTTGGAGAGTGTTTTCTAAAGATTGCCACGCATCTATCATACAAACCAAACTTTGTCAACTACATGTTCCGTGAGGACATGATCTGTGACGGTATTGAGAACTGCCTTCAGTACATTGATAACTTTGACCCAGAAAAATCAAAGAATCCGTTTGCTTACTTTACACAAATTATTTACTACGCTTTCCTTCGTCGCATTCAGAAAGAGAAGAAGCAACTAGAGATCAAAGGAAAGATCCTAGAGCGTTCTGGATATGACGAGGTTATGCACACTGACTCATATGATGGTAGTATGTCTGGTATGAACGCATCCTATTCTGACATGGGCAGTATCAAAGAAAATATTGAAACAAGAATGAATCGATGAGTGAAGAAAATGTACATCCAGAAATTGCAGAAGTTGAGTGGTTCGACACACCATGGGGATCCTACCGTGTTGAGGAGAAACGATTTGGAACGTGGTCTAGCTATGGTAAGGATGGCACGCCGCTCATCACCGCACTTACGAGGGACGTTTGCATCAGTATGTCGAGATTCCACCTGGAAGGTGTCGCTACTAACTGGGCAAACTGTAGAACATCCGATCCATATGATGGAGTTGTTGGAGGAAAATTATGAGTGAAGCGCAACTATCCGTAGAACCATTGTTCTCAACCCCTCTTGCAAGATTTCAAGTAGACGATTTTGTCAATACCTATATTGATCTTGACTTTGATATTGAAAATGATGACGACTGGTTTCAAAATCCAAAACAAAAAAATGTTTGGAATCACCAATCGCATGACATCTTAGCAGAAGAAGGATATGAAAATCTTTCAAAGATGGTTCAGTCTGCTGTAGAAACTTATCTCTATAATGTTCTTTGTTATAGTAAAGAGATCAAAGCAGTTAGAACTAGTTCTTGGATAACTATTGGTCATGATGAATCTGCTACTGCAGAGCACTTGCATACTAATTCGCTGTACAGTGGTATTCTTTATCTAAAGTCATTGCCAAAGTCTGGAGATTTGTATTTTGTTACCAATGATAATCCAAATTACACCAGCACTACAATCAAACCACAACCAGTAACATTCAATATTTTCAATTCTTCTAGTTACAGAGTTACTCCAAACACTGGAGATATATTTGTGTTTCCAAGTCATCTGAGGCATGGGGTAACTCCTAATACATCTGGTGAATCTAGATGTGCTTTAGCATTCAACTATTTTGTTGAAGGTCCAATCTCTGATGATCATACTAATTATTTGTATTTGAAATATGAAACCCACTGAAAATTATGAACAACTGATTGAGCGTTTTACAAAGAGGACTGCTCAACTAACTGCTAGAGCAGAAGAACTGCAGGGAGCAGTTGATGAATACAATCGCATTCAAAGAGATCTGACTAGACTTGAAGGATCTCTGCAAGCAGTAGAATACCTAGCGTATGGCAAATTGCCAGGTGACGGTAACCATGATGGAATGAAGGATCACAAACCACAATGAAGATTGCAATCATTACAGACCAGCACCTAGATGGTCGCAAAGGTAATCTTGCGTTCTGGAATTATTTTCAAAAGTTCTACGATGATGTATTTTTTCCAACGCTTGAGAAAAAAGGTGTCAAGGTCATCTTTGATTTGGGTGACACATTTGATAATCGAAAGTCTATGGACTTTAATACTTTTCACCGTGTGCGTGAAAATTATTTCGAGAGACTGAAACCATATGAAGTTCACATGCTGCTGGGCAACCACTGCACTTATTACAAGAACACCAATCGCATCAACTCTCCAGAACTTCTTCTGAAGCAATACGAAAACATCAAGATCTATTCTGAACCTAAGGAAATCCTGATGGGTAAAAAAGTGTTCTTGATGCTTCCTTGGATCAACAAAGAGAATCAAGAAGAAGTGTTTGGTTTGCTTGAACGAAGTGAAGCAGATATCTGCTGTGGTCATTTAGAATTGACAGGATTTGAAATGATTCCTGGTTTGACTATGGATCATGGAATGGATGCTGGATTGTTTCATAGGTTCAAGCGTGTGTGGTCTGGACATTTCCATCATAGATCTAAGAAGGGCAATGTTCAGTATCTTGGAAACCCTTATCAGATGTATTGGAATGATTATAAAGACCGTCGCGGATTCCATATCTACGATACTGAAAGTGATAGACTTGAGTTTATCCCAAATCCCTACGAGATCTTTGACAAAATCATCTATGACGACACAAGTGTGGACTACAACAAACAAGATGTGTCTTGTTATAAGGACAAGTTCCTCAAGATCGTCGTTGACAGAAAACAAAACTACCAAATGTTTGAAACATTGGTTGATCGTCTTTACAACGTAGGTGTCCATGATGTAAAAATCATTGAGACTTTAGTTGACGCAGATACCCAAGAAGATTTAGAAGTATCAACAAAAGATACTCTGACTCTTCTCAATGATTACATCGATGAGGTAGAGATGTCCGTAGAGAAATCTGATTTGAAGAATCTCATGAGATCTCTATATATTGAAAGTTGTAACGTTGTCTGACATGTTTATCGTAACTCTAGAGAATCATCCAGACGGCGTTTACTCTGTCTTTGACCAAGAAGATGATAGGGTCATTCCTATTTTTGAAGAAGAGGACGATGCTGTACGCTATCATATGATGCTAGAGGATGATGAAGATTATCCACCAATGCAAATAGTGGAAGTTGACGACCATGTTATAATTACAGCATGTCAAGAACGAGGGCACAAGTTCTCTATCATCACAGCTGACGATTTTTTGATACCCCCTGACGATCCCGAGGAATGATTATTTTTAAGAAAATCCGTTGGAAGAATTTTCTGTCCACGGGTAATGTATTCAGTGAAGTTGATTTACAAGCATCTAAAACCAATCTAATTATCGGTAGCAACGGAGCAGGTAAGAGCACCATTTTGGATGCTCTTACTTTTTCTTTGTTTGGAAAACCGTTTCGTAAGATCAACAAACCGATGCTATTGAACAGTATCAATGAGAAAGATCTTCTTACTGAGATTGAGTTTTCTATAGGAAAACAAGAATATAAAGTTGTTCGTGGTATCAAACCAAACAAGTTTGAGATCTATTGCAATGGTCAGTTGTGGAATCAAGAAGCATCTGCTGTAGATCAACAGAAAAATTTTGAGGCAAATGTCCTCAAGATGAATTTCAAATCTTTCACTCAGATTGTTGTTCTTGGTTCTTCTACATTTATTCCTTTCATGCGTTTGCCTTTGGCACAGCGTAGGGATATTATTGAAGACATCCTTGACATTCAGGTTTTCTCTACTATGAATGTTCTACTGAAGGATAAGGTGCGGGAGAATAATGAAGAGATCAAAGACTTAGATTATCAAGTTCATCTTCTAGAGGATAAGATTGATCTTCAAAAGAAGTACATGTTGGAACTAGAGAACAAAACAAAAGAAGAGATTGTTCGTAAAGAAAACAAAATCTCTGAATTGTTACAGAATGAAAACGAAAGTCACCAAGAGATTGCGCGTCTGTCTTCTGAAGTCGAAAAACATTCTGAAGATATGAAAGATCTGTCAACATGTACAACAAAGCTAAAGAAGTTGAACACTTTTCTTTTCAAAATACATAGTAAAATAAAAAGTTGTCAAAAAGAACATGATTTCTTTTCTGATAATCACGTCTGTCCTACCTGTACTCAGGAGTTAGATGAAGATTTTAGACAAGAAAAGATAAATCAGGGTGCTAGTGAGTTAAATAAAATGAATACTGGCGTCGAAGAGCTCCTTGCAGAGATAGCAAAAGAGGAAGAACGCGAGAAAGCATTTACTAAATTGTCTGATAAGGTCATGCAGTTGAATGCATCGATTAGTCAGTCTAATTTTCAGATTACTTCTATCAGGAAGAATATCTCTGACATTGAGGATGAGATCAAAGAACTAGAAGGTAGTAACCCAGACAAGAAAGCAGAGTTTGTAAAACTTGAAGGTCTGATTTCTGAGAAAAAAACTTTGAATAAGGATATTGCTAATTCAAAGAAAGACCGAGATGTTTTAATAACAGCATCACATCTACTAAAAGACAACGGGATCAAGACCAGGATCATCAAGACCTACTTGCCTGCGATGAACCAGTTGATCAATCAGTATCTCCAGCGTATGGACTTTTATGTCAATTTCACGCTAGACGAGAGTTTTCAGGAGATAATAAAGTCTAGATACCGTGATGTGTTTTCTTATGATAGTTTCAGTGAGGGAGAAAAATCTCGTATTGATATCGCTCTGTTGCTTACTTGGCGTTCTATCGCTAAACTTAAGAATTCTGTGGATAC